AAGGCAAGATTCATTTACAATCTAAATTACCGGCAAATGATGTGAAGTAGATCGCCCGTCGCGGTTGGTCTGACTAACCACCTTACGACTGATTAAGTCGGTTCCCGGTTGGTTCTAAAGGCATCGCCTGCATCAAATTGCTGTTAAATTTATAAGGTTATTAAATGCCGTCAACATCGCCAGCACAGCATCGATTAATGGAAGCTGCTGCCCATACTCCGGGCGGCTATGGTGGCGTGCCGCAATCTGTTGGCAAGGAATTTGCTGCGGCTGATGACGCGCCGGGTTCCAGTATTGACAACCCGCTAATAGTCTATGCCTCAGAAGCTACAGCAGCAGGCATCATGTTCATAACGCCCGAAGGCGAGACATTGCTATTGCGACGCGGCAACGGCGGCGATTACCCGGGCGTGTTCGGCCTGCCAGGTGGTCATCAGGAAGAAGGCGAGCATCTGGCGCAAACTGCCCGACGCGAAACACTGGAAGAAACCGGTTTCGATTATGATGGGCCATTGAAATTACTACACGACGATGGTCATTTCCAGACATTCATCGCCCGTGATGTTCCCAAATTTGACGTTAAAATTTGCGACGAATCAACCGGGTTTGTGTGGACAGCGCCCGACGCTGCCCCGAACCCCCTACACCCCGGATTAATCGCTTCATTTAGAATTGCTGGTGCTCGCACTGAATTTGATGTGGCCCAACTGATGGCCGACGGTATTTTGCCCAGCCCACAATTTTATTCAAATATTACATTGCTTGCTATTCGCATAACTGGCACGGGGATGGCCTACCGCTCAAAAGATCAGGAATATGTTTGGCGCGATCCGTCAATTTATTTAAATGACAATTTCCTTAAACGTTGTCAGGCATTGCCGGTGATTATGGATCATCCGAGCGATGGTGATGGCCCGGCAATGTCATCTGAGGAATACACAAAACGCAATATTGGTAGTATTATGTTGCCATATATCAAAGGCGACGACATTTGGGGTATTGCCCGGTGCCATGTGGATGAAGCGATTGCAAAAATTATCGCCGATCCAGAAAATACCAGCACGTCCCCAAATGTCGTATTCAACGACGCGAGCGGTAATATGCTTGTGCGAGTTGAAGGAGAAGACCCGTTATTGATCGAAGGTCAACCTTTTTTGATTGATCATATTGCGATAGTCACAAGTGAGCAGGGCGGGCGCGGTGTGTGGGACAAAGGCGGTGATGCAAATGGTGTTTTATTAACTAACAATGAGGTGTCAGAAATGAGCGATGCAATTACAACGGGCGCAAAAGCTGACGCCCAGGTTCAAAATTCAGTGCCGGGGATTAGTGAGTTACTGTCCGCAATTAATGGTGTGACCACGCTTGTTACCGGACTATCGTCACGTATGGACAGCATGGAAAAAAACATGCCTGCTCCAACACTGCGTAGCGCTTCCGACGCTGATGAGGCTCTTAAAGAAAAGAAAGACGCCGAAGAAAAAGAGGCAAAGGATAAGAAAGATGCCGATGAAGCGCTTAAAGAGGCGAAGGATAAGAAAGACGCCGAAGACTGCAAAAAAGATGAAAATCTGACAGAAAAAGAAATGGAAGACAAGGCTAAAAAAGACGCTGACGACGAAATGGCAATGGCTGACGCTCAAGCCAAGGCAGATTCGGCTTACGCATGTTTCGGTAAATCAGCATCCCGTGCGCTGTCTGGTGAAACTTTGCTGAATTACCGCAAACGTTTAATGCGCGGTCTGCAAAATTACTCCGACGATTGCAAATCGATCAATCTGGCTGACGTAAAAGACCCGACCACGTTGAACATGCTTGAAGCTAAAATTTATGCCGATGCTCTGAAACATGCAACATCACCGAAGGCTTACGCTGACGGGCAATTGCAAGCAGTTCGTAGCACAGCATCTGACGGTTCCGGTCGTACCATTACTAAATATTATGGTGATATTAATAGCTGGCTAGGCCAGTTTAAGAGTTCTCCATACCGTGCAATGGAATTTCATACAGCAAACAACGCTAAACGCTAAGGGGCGAAATTATGAGTGCAAATATTTCTTTTAACCCGATGGCGACAACAAACGCTGGCGGGTTATTTAATGTAAATTCGAACGGATATACGCAGGGTGACGCGCAAGATGATCCGGCGATTAAATTTAAATTGGCAGGGGGCGTTTATGCTGCGGCCAACACAACTCCAATTTGGGGTGGGATGCCGATGACTGAATATGTGGCGACCGTCACGTCAAGTTCAGTACCTGGCACTGGTGTGCTTGGGCCGCAATTGCTGGCTGCGACCTCGGGTGAAACTGATATCAGTTGCTGGTGCGTGGTTAACCAGGCTTTTGCTGGTTTGACGACTCCTCAAAGTCCGGCGCAGACATATGGCCCAGGCATGTCGGTCAATTTCTATCGCAACGGTTCCGGCGCACGTATTCCGTTGCGTTTGAATCCTGCAGCGGTGTCGGCCATTGAAGGTGGTGCAGTGAATGTCCAGTTTTACTGGAATTGGGCGAATAACTGGATTACGGTAACTAATACCGACTATGCGTTACCGACATCGTTCAAAGTATTGAGCATCAGCCCGTCATCAAACGCAAACAAAACTGTGTCTTACAACGGGACTACCGGGGTGGCGACATATATCTATACCGATACTGTCGCTCTGTGCGAAGTTTAATTAAAGGACTAAAATCATGTCAGCATTAGCCCCTAGCTTTATTACGGCAAACCCTCACTACATGATGCCCGAATTGATCATGCAGTACAGTTTGGCAACCGGCGCATTTGATCTGCTTGCTACAGGTAATCCGATGGTTCGTATCGGTGAAAATGATCTGTACGTCTATGCAAAAAAACTGCAACTGACTACACAGGTTTCTGCCAATCAGTCAACAGTAAATCAATTGCCATCCGCATCGATCATCCCTTCGATGATCAGCACACCGACATATCGTATGCAAACCCGAGCACAGTACGATAATTTTGACACTGCCGCAACCGGAAACTGGGGTTATTCTTTGCCCGAAGGTATGCGCCTGGCGGCACGTCAAGGTATCGCGCAGCAATTGCGTAACGCTTTGCTGTATGGTTTCAATCCTACAAACGGCGAAGGTCTGGTCAATACCAACGGCGCGACGACTCAGAATCTGGGTTCGGACTCCAACGGTAATCCGGGGTACTCCACGTGGGACAGCGGGCAATTAGCGCAATTTTTGCTGAATATGATTGGTGCCGCTAAAGTCCGCACCAACACCATTGGCGTACCGTTGCGCGTGACATTCTGTGCGCCGCAACGCTTTGTCAGCCAGATCGGCTATGGTGGTATCGTATCGTTGACGCAATTTCAACGCATCGGTGCCGGTGTGGATGTTGCTGCAGGTGTGGTTGAAGATATCGCGAACCGCGTGGGTGGCGACAAGATTGAATTTGTGGCAGATGATACGTTGATTGGGCAAGGTGCAAGCGGTACCGATTTGATCATCATGAATTTTCCTGAATTGAAAATTAACCGTCAAAATCCGATGGTTGACACCAATCAATTCCCAGGTCTGGCTCCTAATCAATTGGCTACATCGGTCATGTTGACTGACGTTGCTGCACCGACTGAAATCCCGACGCCAATTGCTGATGGTGGCACAACCGTGCTGTACACTCAACGTGCAACGCCTGGTTGGGGTATTCGTCCTGAAGCGTTTACGCTGCTCTCTGCCCAATATTAAGATAATTTGCCCTGAGTGATGCCAGGGTAATGCTTCAACGAGGGCGGGAGTCGATTGCTCAGGTGATTGTCTCGCATCATCTGCCCTCACCATATTACGGGTGTTCTCATGGAAAAATTATATATTGCCAATTGCACTAAACAGCGCCATCGGTTCGGCTACATGCTGCCCGAAAATTCGCGTCAGTTCATGCGTGAAATTGAGCCGGGCCAGCAAATCGCATTAGAGTTTGACAATCGTGATACATTGTCTCGCGTAATCGAACAGCACGAACCTTATGGGTTCTACGATGTGGCTAAAATTAAAAAAGGTTTCTGCGGCATTGCGTACCAATTGAATAAAGCGATCAGCATCGAAGCGATTGAAGCTGGATTATCACAGCGTGATCAGGATGCAATTGACCGCGCTATTGAAGCGCAAAAAGTTGGCGCCGTCGCCAGTGATAAAATTATGGCTGACACTGCCCAGCAGATGGGTATTCGCCAAACTAAACCACTTCAAATTGAAGTCGTCGAGGAAAAACAGGGCGTTACTGATAATGCGCCGAAATTAAATCAGACCATCACTGTGCAACGTGACGGTATTGAATCAGGTCGTGGCCGTCGTAAAAACCGGAGTTAATTGTGGATTCTGACCCAATCGTTTCGCCGCCAACGCTTACCGGCTTTATTGCCTGGGCGAAGGCAGTAATGGGCGTGACGACAACAATTATCCCGGACGGCTCCAGCGCGTACACTTATGCATTCCAAGTGGCGCTGGCAATTGTGCCAGACATGCCGGGATTACCTGATATTCAGACCTTGACCACGTACAACATCGCGGGCAGCCAATTGCTGATGTACGCGCAGGATCAAACCGGACAGACATTTTTTACCAATGCGCGTAAGACCTACGGCATGAACAGCTTTGTGGCCGGTGTGATCAATTCTGCCGGTGATGAAACCACGCATCAGGGGATGGTTGTCGGCAAACAACTGTCTAATATGGATTTGCTCAGTTTGCAACTGGCGACCAATCCTTACGGGCGGCAAGCACTTGCTTTCATGGGTAGCATGGGGTCTCTCTGGGGGATATCGTGATCTTGCAAATTGGCGTGATTGACGTGCCGGAACCGGAAGGTGGCTCGTCATTCGAGGTCGCGCAATCTTTAGAAAAACGCTATCATTTATTTAGCGCGTTTGCTGCAACTAATATTGATTTTATCGCCAAAGAATTAACGCAAGATGCCACAAATATGTTTTCCGCATTGTTAAACGGCGAACCGACTGGCGCCGCATTTGCTGACGCGGGCGACTCGATAACAAATCGATTTAAGCAATTCATCAGTTTGGGCGAAGATGAAAGTATTGGTCTGGTTGGAGTCCCAACGCAGGCAGCATTGTCCGGTGTTACGTTGCGCACTAAAAATAAAAAATCAATTTCCAAAGTGCGTAAGGGAGCAAAATACGTGCGCGTTTATGGTGCAAAACGTCCGTCATTTATCTACAGCGGCATTATGCAAGCGTCTTTAAAATGTTGGGTTGAATAATGACGACCGTCGCAGAATCAATATCCGCTAAATCGCAACTTGGTGCCGGACTTGCCGAAGGTCTCAACACGTTATCGTTAAATCAAACGGTAACTTTTACTCTATACGTAAAAACTATTTTACCGCTCGACGGGTATGTTTTTTGGGTAAATGCTAATCTGCTTACGTCCGGGCAAATCGCTGCAGCAATTGCAATGGGCGGTGTGACTTATTCGACTACGCCGCCAAATTCAATCGTCGTTCAAGGGTCGTTGCACCACGCGACGGCGTTGGAGCAAGAGCGCGACAGGTATGCTTCGGTAAATACGTTGGTATTCACATCGCTGACGCCAGTCAATGATTTAAATCAAAACAATCCCTATTTAATGTACATCGCCGAAGATGACGGGGTTCAATACGCATTTCGGCACCAGGCGAATTACTATCAGCAAGCCGATTTGTACCACTATTCAGGGCATGCTGTTTATTCAATAATGGATAGTCAGATTATCAATACTCTGACCGGGTTTGATACGACTAACGTTATTGCTTCAAATAGTTTGCCGATCTGGCTGGCGTTGAACACTTACACATCGCCGATTATTGGCGCGGAAACTATTCCATTTACATTATACCCTTCGTTTTTGTCTCCAGAAAACATGGCACCCCCGTATGCCACGGTTCATATCGGACAAGACGATACGTCAGCGTTGCAATCATTTATGGTGACGCAGCAAAATAGCTCAACGTATCAGTTGGTGCGCGATGTGGTTACGATCGAGGTGTATGGGTCAAGAAATTATGAAATTCAACCATTTTTGACAAGTGTTTTTAATTACAGTCTGCTAACTGATAACATTGGCATTCTAAATAGCCCAACTGTTCGGGATGCCAAAATTAATCAAACTGAATTTGGTATCATTGCTCAGAAAAAAGTGATAACATTTGAAGTAAGTTATTATCAGACTAATGCGTTGGATGTTGCTCAAAAATTGATTATTTCGGCGTTCGTCACGTTGACGCCAACCACTTAAAGGACGATTATCATGCCGCAAAACCCACTTGTACCGCAATATCTCAACAACGTTTTGACCGGCAAAGGTAATAAATCTGCCTTAAACGTTTCTGCCGCCACGGTGATCAAAGCCGCGCCGGGTCGAATTTGTAAAGTCAACGTTACTACGGCAGGCTCTACGAACGGGACGATTAGTGATGTGCTGACCACAGGGGCGGTTGCCGCTGCAAATTTGGTCATTTCAATTCCCGATACTGTGGGTAGTTATGACGTTGATTTCCCGTGCTTGGTAGGCATCGTATTTACGCCAGGTACCGGCATGGTTGCATCAATCAGCTACGTTTAATTGGGGTAAGACATGACCAACAACATTGTAAACGTCAACGTTGCGCAGGTTGTCGGCTCATCCCCGTCAACGTTGCAGCAAACCGGCGCATTTGTATCGCAAGGTGGCACAACTAAGGCAGCCAATAGCGTCACGCTCATTACGCAGGTTGCAGACTTAACCGCCATTTTAACCCCGACCAACGCCATTACGTCGATTACGTGGGCGTCAAATATCGTCACTGTGACGACAGCAGCACCTCACAACATCCCGACCGGACAAATTGTTCAAGGCGTGATTGCGGGTGTTTCCCCGGTTGGTTATGACGGCACATTCCAATGCACATCGACTGGTGCGGAAACTTTGACTTATCCGCTTGGCACTAATCCGGGTTCAGAAACCGCGTTAGGTACGTTTCAAATCGGTTCGGCGGTGCAGCTTACCGCGATGGCTAATACGTTCTTTGCTCAGGGTTCGAATCTCGCGTGCTATGTTCTAGAACTCGGCACGAACGGAACTGCGGTTGGCGTCACTGAATTGCAGGCGTACATTAATGCGCCAACATTGCAAATTTATAATTATCTATTGCCGTCAACATGGGATGTTGAATCAACAGCGCCGACCATGTGCCGTAATTTTACCGGTACGACAGCGCAAGTGTATTTTACGGTGAGTACCACAATTTCCACATATACGAATTGGTCGGGCATTAAATCGGTTTTTGCTCTGTTGCCAAGCCCGACTGCGCCAGTGACTGAATTTAGTGCTGCGGCTGCGTTCTATAATATGCTGTTTACAAATCCTAGCGCGGCGTCCTTGATGCTGCCGCTGCTATATCAATATGTTTCTGGTGTGACACCGTATGTTCTGACCAACGCGCAAGTGACGACGCTAAAAGCCGCATTTATGAACTGGATTGGCACAGGTGCGCAGGGCGGCATCAGCAATACGTTGATCATGGGCGGGCAATATGCAGACGGTAACGTGTGGTCATATTGGTATGGCGTCGATTACATGTCGATCAATTTGCAACAGCAATTGTCTGCCGCTGTCATCAACGGTTCCAATACTCCACAAAATCCGCTGTATTACAACCAAGCAGGCATCAACGCGCTGGAAAAAGTAATCAATAATTTCTGTACAAATAGCGCCGTGGCGTTTGGTGTAATTTTGACCGGATACACGTCTACAGCAGTCACGTTTGCCGCCTACATCGCGTCAAATCCGAGTGACTATACCGCTGGCATTTATCGCGGGTTTGCTGTGACATTTACGCCGCGCAAAGGCTTTACGTCGATTACGATTAATCTGACCGCTTCACAAATTCCGACTGGGAGCTAATTAAATGTCAAATCCGGCCATTCCACAAGGTTCGTTAAATCGGCTGCAAGCAAGCGTTTTTTACGGAGCGAATCCGTTATTAAACGTGATTGCCGCATTCCTCACGCCAGACGGCATTGATATCGCCTTAGAAGGTGAGGTCTCGCAACTTATTCCTACAATGATTGGGGCCGTACCTAGCCCCGAACCGTATCAATTCGCAACGGTCACAATTCATTTGGTCAGGTCGCAGGGTATGGCGTCGATCTACAAAAACCAGATTGAAACCAACAGCAATGTGGGTTCCGTGACAGTTGTTCCTGATACGTTGGCGCTGACGCCTTACCAGTTCAATAATTGCGTGCTGAGTTCAGTGCAGCCGATAAAGTTAAACGGTAAAGATGCTGGATGGGTCGTCACTATCAAAGGTACTTATTCGATCAATTCCGCTTTATTTTTAGCAGCATAATTTTAAAAAGGATGCAGTGATGCGCATCAATAAAAAACTTAATTTGGTCATCCCCGTGACGACTCAAAATCACGGTAAAATTTTCGTTCATTCTGTGCCTATTGGGCGTGACGTATTTGAAACTTACTACTTCGAACTAGGCCAAGTTTTTGACGAATGCTTTAGCTCGGACAACCCGTCACACACTGCGTTGTCTGCTCCCCAGATTGCCTATCCGGCTTTAAAAAAAGTTGCCCGCCAAGCAGGCACGTGGGAGAATGAAAAAAATCCAGCTGATCGATCCGGCGTAAAGTTCGGATTGTGTCAGGAAATTATTCGATTGACCAATGTGGTATTTGCTGACGAATCCGGCTGGAAGGCACTCCCTTTATCCACAATTATTGCGCGTGACTTTCTCGACGAGGACGAAGAAGCGGAGGTGATGAGCGCTCTCATTTTTTTTACGTCAATTTCGCTGGCTGGGCCAAAGGAACTGAGAACGGCATTTTTGGAAATGTCGGGTCGGATACGCGGCTGGGAACTTACGTTATCGGATTGTATGGTGTACATGACTGGCTTGACGACGTTGACAGAAACCGAAACTACGCAAGAGAAGGCGACAGCATAGTTAATCATTTATTGTCGTTAATTTCTGGGTCGATGTTTAGCGCATTCATCAAAAAATATTCGGGCGATTGGATTGACGCACAACATTTTCGACAACGCCACATAACCCAGCATCGCAAAAAAGGTGATTAGATGGCAGACGCAAAAGGTGTTGTCCAGCTTGATTTAACCGGACTTGATAAATTCACAGAATTCGCAAAAATTTTTCAATCAATGAAAAATGACGTAGCGAAGTTTCAGGCCGACTCTGCAAAAAATGCCGCGTACAACTCAAAACTGGGCGAACTATCTGCTTCGCTTAAAAAATCCCAAAACGATGTAGACAAGAGCATTAAAAATTTAAATAAAGACCTCAGGGAGACAATCAAGTTTAGCGCCGATGTGGCTAAGAACTTTTTTTCAATCGGGCTATCACTTGCCAAGTGGATGACGTTCGGCTCGATCGCTGGTGGTTTTGGTCTTGGCACATTGGCGTCGTCGACCAGTGATTCGCGTCGCCAGGCGCAAGGTTTGGGTACGTCAACGGGAGACCTGCGAGCTGCGAAGGTCAACTTCGGGAAGTATATCAATCCTGAAAATGCATTAGGTAATATTGCCGACATTAAAGGTGATCTGTCGCGCTCATACATCCTATCAATGCTTGGTGGTAAAGCAGGGGAAAATCCTGCCGAAATGTTGCCGACTTTAATGAAAAATGCCGTGCGTTTATTTAAACGTGGCGGCGAAAACGAACAAACCGCCAAAGCGATGAAATTGACCGAAATTTTCCCTATGGAAGATTTACGGCGACTGGCGAACGCGACTAGAAATGGTGAAGAAGAATTAAATAAAACGATCGAAGCCTTTCAGGAAGATCGTAAAAAATTAGCAAATTCCGATAAAGAAAACGAATCGATGCAAGATTTTTGGACGCAACTAAAGCGTTCTGGTGACGTAATTGAAACCGTGTTGGTTGGAGCACTCGCTCCGTTGGCTAAACCTCTATCAAATTTGGCTGAAGCGATTAGCGGCGCCATTGCTGCATTTTTAAAAAGTGACGAAGTTAAAAACGGGCTTGAAAATCTCACAGAGTGGTTAAATTCTCCAAAAAGTAAACAAGCCATGTCTGATTTTTTTACAGGGCTGTCTGACATGGGGAAATACATGCTTAAAATTGGTGGCGGGATCGATACTGCCACTGATATTTTTAGCTTAACTGGGAAAGGATTGGGCGATTTTATTGGGTTTTTATCGCAGGGCAATTTGCACCAATATTTAAATCCAAACGAACAAGTCGACCCAAATGCAAAACCTGATCAGACTGATCAGTTCGTAGAATATAGAAAAAAATTAGAGTATAAAATTGCATATGACAAATCCAATCATCCAGAACTTGAAACCTTTTTTTCAAGTGTGGAATCGAAAAATAAATTGCCCGAAGGTTTATTAGAAAAACTTAGATTTATTGAATCTAGTGGTAATAACAATGCCGTGTCTGAGAAAGGCGCACAAGGCCCTTTCCAACTCAAGCCGGACGCCGCAAAGCAATACGGCGTGGCCGATTCGTTTAATTTAAAAGATTCTGCGCAAGGTACTGGTAAATTGCTGCATCATTTGATGGAAAAATACCACGATAATTTGGCCGACGCGTTGGCTGCGTACAATTGGGGTGAGGGTAATTTGGATCACTATATTCGTGGCGACAAGGGCTATTCTCGGCTACCGAAAGAAACGACTGATTACCTGCATAAATTCAACATCAACGTTACGACTTCTGCGGGTAGCGATTTGAACGTAATTGCGACGGCGATGAAATAATGAGCGACTTAACTATATTTGAGCAAAATTTTGCAGTCGCACCAATTATATTGGTGGCAGGCATTGCGCAAGATGCGCAAAACCATCAAATGTTGATTACTGATTTACTACAATCGACAGACTTTGCCACGTTCAAAGTTACGCCGGGCGGCACGATTGTCGATTGGGAATATGCCGAATATCCATTCGCCAACATGGTCGTCGCCGCGAATGCAGGTCTTATGCAACCGCTGCGTGTCAGCCTTGAAATGATTTGCCCCGCTCAATCCGACCCTACAAATAACTATTTGTCAAAACTAAACACGTTAACGTCTTTGCAAAATCAAATCCAAAACCACATTTCGCAGGGCGGCTACTTTCAAGTAAATACGCCTGGGTACGTTTATCAAAACATTCTATTGACTAAAATAACTGACATGACCGGAAACAACGACAAGCAGGTGCAAGCCGTGTGGAAATGGGACTTCGCTCAACCATTGATTGATTTGGCCGCGGCCACTACGCAATTGAATAATTTCATGAACAATACGACGAACGGGACGCCAACACAGACAAATTGGAATGGCTCAGCGGCACCATTTACGTTATGACGACATATACTCAATTTAACCCACAGCCGAACGCCCCGTTCCAATTTAATTTGACGCTGGACAGCGTGGCGTATGTAGCCATAGTGACGTGGAACGTGTATGGGCAACGATATTACATCGGCATTTACAACACGTCAAAAACGTTAATTATGCTGCGACCATTAATCGGATCACCTCCTGATTACGATATCAATCTGGTCAACAATTACTTTCAAACGTCCACGTTGGTCTATCGTGTCAGTACGAATAATTTTGAAGTGACGCCATAATGCGCTATTACGAATTGATCATTACGAGCCCGGACGGTCAGGCAACTACGACATTTTCGACGTTGAATGCTGACGGATCGAATAATCCAATGGCGTTGCGTGCAGACATTGACGTGTGGCAAGGAGTTTTTCATTTGCCGTCACAAAATAGCACTGTGACTATTTGGGGAATCCCGTTCGATTACCTCACGCAAGCATCCGATTTTAATAATTGTCGCATTGTTGTTAAAGGCGGTATGTCGAAAGGTTTGCCGTTGGCTACACCGAGCCAAGCCGGGGTTTTAATTCAGGGAACCGTTTTACAAGCATTCGGAAATTATCAAGGTCTGACAGTCAATTTAAATTTTGTCATTGTGCCATTTGCGATCGACTCAAGCACACCCGCAAATTTGTCGTTCAATTGGCAACCTGGTCAGACTATGCTACAGGCCATTACAAACACTTTAAATGCAGCATATGGGCTAAACGTTGACCCCCTCAGTCAACTGTCTGAATCATTGGTTACGCCTGAGCCACAGCCGGGGTTATTTCATACAATGAAATCGTTTACTGATTATTTAAATAAAACAAGCAAAAATATTCTTAATCAGGACTATTACCTGGGATGCATCGTTTCTGTTAATACGAATGGATTTTATATCACTGACGGAACCGGACCCGCACCGAATACCATCACTGTGAATTATCAGGACATTATCGGCAATCTGACGTGGTTGGATATAGCCACAATTCAGGCGAAACTAGTTATGCGATCTGACGTTAACGTGGGCGATGAAATTACGTTTCCGGCAAATGCTCCGACCGTAAACACTGCTGCGGGCGTCAATCAAGTACGCAACTTAATTTCGTTCGGCGGTAAATTTTTAGTCACCAGCATTCGCCATGTTGGCAGTTCAAGACAAAAAGATGCCAACGGATGGGTGACGGTAATTGACGCTATAATTAAAGGCTTGTCGCTATCATGAGCACGTCACAAAAGACCCCCTTTTCCAGGGCGATTAATCAATTCACAGATCAACGAATTGTTGACGCGTTGGGTCAACTTGGCCCCGTATTGCCGTGTCATGTGACGGCAGTTAACGGGGCAATTGTGACGGTTAACTTCGATGTGGACTCAAGCAATGTAAAATTCACGTTTCCACCAGTCACATGTGCCACGTTGGGTAGCAAGTACGTAAGAGTGCCAATACAAATTGGTGATTTTGGCATTTGCGTTGCCGCTGATGTACGACTGGGAGGCGTTACTGGATTGGGTAACGGTATGGCACCCTTAGTTGCCCCCAGCAATTTGGGCGGCCTGTCATTTATTCCGATTGGTAACATAAATTGGGAAACGATCGACCCGAATGCCGTGGTTCTTTCCGCACCAAACGGCGCAGTAATTCAAACTATCGACGGTATATCAAGTGTTATAATTTCTGAAAACCAAATAAATTTAAATTATGGTGGCAATAGTGTCGTTATAAATTCAAGCGGAATTGCAATTACTGGCATTTTGACGATTAATGGCAATCCATATTTAAGCCACAAGCACACTTTGGTGCAAACGGGCACGAGCGAATCTGGACCGGTGGGGCCATGAGAACATACGGCAAAGATGCAAATGGAAATTGGCAGGAAATCACGCAAACATCATATGTGTGGTTGGCGACGCTTATCCAAAATTTGCGGCTGGTTCAGGGCGAAAGCCCGTTTTATGCGTCAGCGGGCATTCCGGCCTATCAATCCGTCACCACTCAAATTGCGCCAGATATTGCGGTTAATGCAATTCAAACGCAATTTTCGCAATATTTTTCAAGTTTGATCATTACGAAGGTGGCCAATTCATTTCCGCCGACCTATAACGTTTCTGTCGTTTTATTGGACGGCACACCTGTGCAGGAGATCGTAAGTTAATGCCAACAATTACTACAGCGGGATTTATCCCAACTCCACCGGCGACCCTAAACGCTACGATTATTAGTGACGCACAGGCGTTATCGCCAGGATTGACTGCCAATTTACCGGGCTCATTAATTGAAGATTTGGCGAGTACAGCCACGGGTGCCGTCGTCGTACAGGATCAGGGGATTGTTGATCTAGGTAACTCAATTGCTCCCCCATTTGCAAACCCGCCTGTTTTGTACCAACTAGGTATGCAATATGGAGTACCGCAAGGTCAAGGTTCAAACACAAGCGTATACGTCACTTTTTTGAGTTCGAATTATGGATTTGTAATCAATGCCGGTTTTGTAGTCAGTGATGGCACGAACCAATACATTGTGCAGGATGGGGGTGCCATATCAGCCTCGGGTCAATCTCAGCCGTTGTATTGCCTTGCAGTCAATCCGGGGTCTTGGGCAGTTCCTATTGGTACGGTCATTCAGATAGTGACATCATTGCCGACTGGTATAACGATGACCTGCACAAATACAACGAGCGGTTTGCCTGGCGAAACCACTCAGTCACTCGAAAGCTACCAAGCGCAAGTCATTCAAGCTGGTCAAGCTGTCGCGCAAGGGTTCCCTCAATTTTTAAAGACGCAATTGCAAAACGTATCGGGCGTACAGTCGAATTTAATTTCACTTACTGCCGTTGGTTCGAATTGGAAAATTATCTGCGGTGGAGGCGATCCCTATCAAGTCGCGAATGCCATTTATCAAGGTATGTTTGACTTTAACAATTTGGTTGGCTCAACCATTCTTGCGGCTTCCATTACATCAGTTTACGCCCCGGTTGTGACCACAAATTTAAATCACGGGTATTCGAGTGGACAAGTCATGCAATTGGTCGGTGCGGCGGGTGGATCATGGGGAACCGATACCAGCGGAATCAATTTCATCGCAGCCGTAACGACCGAAACAACGTTCACATTGAATGTGGCAATCGCATCAATCGCATGGGCGTCCGGAACCGTAACAGTAACGACAACCGAACCCCACAATTTACCAAGCGGGACGACTGCGGGTAATATTTACGGATGTACGCCGACGGCATATAACGGCGCGTACACGTTGACCAGAACCGGCGCCAATACGTTTACTTATCCGCTGGCATCAAACCCGGGAACTGCGACCAATTTAGGCTACACGCCATATGACGGATCGGGCAACGGTACATATACGACCAATAGTGCCTATATCACACCAAATTTACGCAACATTGTCGTCTCCATTAATGATTACCCCGACACGTACAGTATCCCGTTTGTAATTCCGCCTGCACAGCAGGTCAGCGTTGCATTGACGTGGAATTCCATTGCCACAAATTACGTTTCTGCCACAGCGGTTGCGGCAGCGGGAGCTCCTGCGTTAGATTCATATATCAACGGTATCGGTGTTGGTCAGCCAATTAATATTTATGACATGCAAGCGGCATTTAAAAAATCAATTGCGACGTTATTGGATATTACGTTAATTTCGCAAATGACGTTCGTTGTCACTATTAACGGCATCGTGACTTCACCAGTTGCTGGGACGGGTGTCATTTATGGCGATCCTGAATCGTATTTTCAAACAACCGTTGCTGCAATCACAATTACACAGGTTTAACTATGGGATTTGGCTACGTTGAAGATGGATATTGGGCTGACGGATATGCTATCGAATATCAAGTCGCAGCATTGCCTGCGATTGCAACACCTTCTGCGCAAACAGTTTTGCCTGCCTATGCTTACGTCCAGTGGACTCCTGATGCAGACACCGACGCTTTCTTTATTACGTACAATACAATATCTCAACAATATTTAAATCAAATTAATAATTTAAATCTACCCGTGTGGAGTCAACAATTCGGCAATGCGTTAGATTGGGTTGCCACAAATTTATATGGAATAAATCGACCAGTATTAAGCGCAGTCACTGTATATGGCGGCACGTATAACTCAAACGACTACAACACGATCGCTTACGACACGCCGCAAATTTCCGGCAACACAAATCTGACACCAGTCAATGATGATATTTATCAAAGGATTTTAACGTGGAATTTATATACGGGCGACGGCAAACAATTTACAATGTCCTGGTTAAAAAACCGAGTCGTTAGATTTTTGACAATGCAAAACGGTATCTCAACACCATTGGATAATACATATATTGTAAGCATCTCTTTTTCTTCGGCAAGAAATGTTACTATTGCGGTATCACCTACTTTTGTTGCAGCATCTGCAGCAAATTTGGCAAGCGCAATTTCGCTTCAAGAGGCAATCAATCAGCAAGTTTTATCATTGCCATTCCAATACAACTTTACGGTCACTTATTAATTATGAGTAAATTAATTTTTGCGAACAATGCGACCAGTAACCTTGTGGCTGCGATCTCAAATAGTTCGACCGCTTTGCAATTGACACCTAATACCGGCATGTTATTTCCATCGCCGACAAGTGGCCAATATTTTATTTTAACAATGACCGACGCCGCGACCGGTTTAATTCATGAAATTATGTACGGTACCGCGAAATCAAGCGACACAATTACCGTTGTTCGCGGTCAAGAAAATACTACTGCGCGCGCGTGGTTAGTTGGGGATTATGTCTCATGCTATCCGACAGCGGGTACACAAGCCACTTTTGCTCAACCCGATCAATTGCAACAAGGCGCATATTCATTCTCAATCGCAGGCGGGACAGCAAACGCATTATCGGCGGCAATTGCGGGCGATCTGGCAACAGTTCCCGCAGGCATGCCTTTAATTGTGCAAGCAATTAGTGCCAACACAGGGCCTGCAACATTGCAATTGACAATAGGCTCTATGGTCTTTAGCGCAGTTAACATTGTCAAAGGTAACAATAGCCCATTAGTTGCGAACGACATACCTGCATCTGGCTATCCAATTCAGTTAAATTACTCATCGACGTTTTCAGCATACGTGATGCAGAACCCGGCAACAGGCGTCAGTTCAATCCCTGCGGGCTCTATAGCGCAATTTCCGTGCACGACTGCACCGAGCGGTTATTTACTCCTGAACGGCCAAATAGTTTCGCGTACGACATACGCAAACCTGTGGACTTTTGCGCAAGCAAGTGGAAATATTGTTTCTGATGCGTCCTGGACTGCCGGTCAATTTAGTACTGGCGACGGTGCAACTACATTCAGATTGCCACAATTTGGTGGTTACTTTTTGCGCTCATTAGATAACGGCAATGGAATTGACCCCGGTCGTACAATTGGCTCAATTCAAGGCTCAGCCAACATTAGTCACACGCATACAGCTAGCTCAAGCACGTCAGTCACGCCGTCGTCCACGTCAACGGCAAGTGCAACGTCATTGGTCAACGACCCGGGTCATGCGCACTCAGAAGGTATGGTGTTGGGGGCGGCGGGATTTAATGGCGGCGGTGCATATGTTGGATCAGGCGGTAATCAATTTTCAGGCGGGGGCGCGTCCAATTTCGGGTTTAACGGAAGCCCTTATCCGACAAATGCGGCAAACACAAACGTTACCGTGTCAACCAGCGTGTCTGTCAGCACCACTACCACGGCCAGCGCCTCGACAAGTACGACAGTTAATGCGCAAGGCGGTAGCGAATCGCGACCAATCAACATTTCTGTCATAACCTGCATAAAATATTGAGGTAATTATGGGTGTCGTCATCGCATTACGTGCCGGTCAAACAAACCCGTTATCTTGGGCGCAGGTTGACGCAAATTTCACCAATTTGGCGAATGCAGTTAATGCGCTACCGGTTCCGGCTGGTGGCACAACGTCGCAACGACCAACTTCACCAATCTTATATCAACAATATTTCGATACCACATTAGGTCAACTAATAACGTGCTCAAGTTTAACCGGCCCGACATGGGTCAATGCTGCGGGAGTTTCAGTATGAAGAAAATTATATTATTGCTTTTATTTTTAATATCCGGCGTTCAAGCGCAAACTTTTCAAGTCAACAATTTGAATGCGTCGGGTACGGTTACAGCATCGTCTTTAGTCGGCCCGTTGACCGGCAATGCTTCAAGTGCCACAACGGCAACAAGCGCGACAAATTTAGCAGCGGGCGGCGCCGGACAATTGGTATGTCAAACGTCTACCGGCACTACCGGCTATATTGCTTTAGGTACGGCAGGTTATTTTTTACAAGCTGGTGCATCGGGCTGCCCCACGTGGGTTGCCGGATCAGCTTATACGCCCGGTTCCGTGACCATTACTGGAGGTTCAATCAACGGGACGACCGTTGGCCTAACTACACCAGCAGCAATCAAAGCGACGACCATTAATGCAACAGGATCGGTTATTTTAGCAAGCACGTCACCGTTGCTTGTTTTAAACGATTCGTCCGGAACAGGTCTTGCGCAATTGCTTTTTGACAATTCCGGTAATTCAGAATGGGACTTGGAAAACATTAGTTCGACTAATCAGTGGGTGCTACAGCGATTTATATCTGGCACATTTCAAGATTACCCAATTACTGTATCTAACTCGACTGGCGTTGTGAGTCTTGTCGATGGCGTAATCATTAATCCATCGACACCGACATCTACAGAAGTTCAAATCGGATCGGGCTCGGCATCTTCGCAGGGTTGGTATATGGGCAATTTGGCGACCGACAATAGTGGAATTTGGACAACGGGCGTCACGCCATCTTCGACCAATTTTGTAATGGCGGCTACCAGCAGCAATACCTATATTAATTCGTCTTTGGGGGACGCTTTTTACGTTGGCGGTGCATCCGTTTTTAGTTGTTCAAATCTTTGTCAGTTCCAAGTCAATGCCGGTTTTGCAAGCACGAACGGAATCATCGGCACAACGTCCGGCAATAATACCGCCGCTGGCAATGTTGGCGAATTTCCGACACCGACAAATTTAACTGGCGTATCTCTAACCACCGGCACTGGGGCAAATATTAGTAGTTTTAGTTTGACAGCCGGTGATTGGGACGTGTGGGGAGTGTGTGAAATTAATCCGGCAGCGACGACAATTCCCACTAATCTCATATGCGGAGTGTCTACAACGTCGGCGGCGGTGGGCGCAGCGGGCTCATTTTTACGCATACAAAATACAATGCAAACGGGGGCGTCGCAGGATGCGAGTGCCCCGATCCAACGTATCAATATTTCGGCGACAACCACAGTTTATTTAGTGGTCTCATCCTCTTTCACTGTCAGCACAGAAACCGCGAGCGGCTATTTGTTTGCCCGACGTAGACGTTAATTAAATTTAAAGGATATTAAAAATGGATGACGATCAAAAATTACCGCAACCAATTAAAACGCCCGAAGAGGAAGAAATCGGCGGGAATTTACCACAACAACCGCCAGTTAAGCCGTAAACTATGCGCGGAATACGTTCCAGGTTGATAGCGCTGACCATTTTATTATGGTCAGATTTTTTATCAGCTTACGTTTTAAATTTCATTCCGACCAACGGAGCGTATCTGTTCGCGTGTGTAAATTTCAGCTTTTTAACATTGCTTTTGATTTTAAAAAATAAACCGACCTCTGTCATGGTTGACGTTTCACTACTCATGTTTGGGCAGATGTGTACACATATTTTCGCGTGGCTAATTGCGACATACGTTACGTTCCCTTACTTTTATCACAATGCGATTCTAACTATCGTTATAATTACTTATCTACGGCTAATTTGGATAGGTAAAAGTGATGGAAACATTGTGCAATATCCTCGTTGGCTTGTATTTTGTTGTGATTATAATTTGGTCAATTTATTTAATAAAGGTGTTCGGCCATGAGCCATTTCCAGACGATAACGCACAAGATCAACGAACTGATTTCGACACCTGAGGTCGGCGCGACAGTCGGATTATCTACGGGTTTATTGGGGTATCTGAATGCGTTTATGCAAGAATTTCCAATTATTCATGACGGTATCAGTTTGCTTGCGCTAATTTTAGGTTGTGTGCTAACGTACATTACGATTAGAATTTACATTGTCAACTGGCGCATCCGAAAAATGGAAGCGCGGGAAATCGAGATTCGACTTTTGCGACAAGAATTGGCTTTGCTGAAAGATCAAAATGCAACCTGATGATTTTATAGCTCAAATTGCCCCAGCGGCACAAGCGCTTTACCCTTCGACGGGCGTATTCCCCTCCGTGGTCGTCGCGCAAGCTATTTTTGAATCCGGCTGGGGTTCGTCGGAATTAACAATTCGGGCCAATAATTTGTTTGGCATTAAAGCTGACCCGGCATGGAATGGGCAAACAATTTCATTGCCAACGATTGAATATGAAAACGGTGTGGCCGTAACTGTATCGGCTAACTGGAGATCATATCTGACATGGCAAGCATCAATCTTAGATCACACTAATTTTTTACATGACAACGAACGTTATGCAGGGTTGTGGGTGTTGGCCACACCGCAAGAATTTTGCCAAGGTTTGCAAGACGCCGGATATTCTACCAATCCGAACTATGCTCAAATGCTGATCGATGAAATATCAGCACGTAATTTAACACAATATGACACGGTGGCGTCATGAACCCAACTTTGGTATTCTTGGTAAAAATTTTATCGGCGGCAATTCTTGGGGCCGCGTGGGTTTATTTGACACTGTTCCCCATGCCCCACAGTGACACGGTATTGATCGGCATACTGCCGCTTTTGACACTGCTACTTCAAGACTTAACAAAGGGTTTAAAAAGCAATCCCAGTAACACTCAACCGGAGGAACAGAAATGAAAAAATATCTCAGTTTTTTGGCAATTTGGTGCTCAATCTGTATCGCAGCATGTTCAACAACCGCGACAGCACCCCAGATACAAACGACGTATTCGAAAGCATGTCTGGCGTACGCGGGGGCGTTACAGACCGCAAGCACGTTAGCATCGGCAGGGAAACTGTCGGCGGCATCGATTGCGGAAATCAACCAACTGGACGCGCAAATAACACCAATTTGCAGCCAGCCAGCGCCAGCCGATCCGACAGCGGTAACGCAACAAATCATGTCAGCAGTAACGAATCTGTTGGCCGACTCAATTCAAGGAAAATAATCATGGATAACGCACCAACAACAGAAACCACAGCGGTTATTGATGAAGCAGCCGGTGTATTGGCGGCAGTCAATCCGGCAGACGCGGCAATTGCCGCTTCGATCCCCGCAATCATCAATGTGATACAGGGTATCAACGCGCTGTCATCATCCGGGGTAGTGACCGCAGATCAATCAGCGGCGGTCATTCAGCAAGTCATTGCCGCGCATGCTGCATGGGTGGCAGCCACCGCCATCAAACACGCATGAAACCCATTCGCGTCGCCTTGTCGGGCTCGGGGTTTAAATTCCCCGCGCACGTCGGCGCGCTTATGGCAATTCAAGACGCCGGATACAAACCTGTTGAATATGCAGGTACATCCGGCGGCTCTCTAATTTCTGCATTGGCCGCATCCGGCATGCCGTTGACTAAAATGCGCGACATTGCGTTAACACAAAACTGGTCAAATATTTTAAAATTTACTCCGACAGCCTTAATGCGGGGTGGTTTCTGCAACGGTAAAAATCTACAGTCTTTGATTGGTAATTACACCAAACATCAAACGTTCAGACAATTGCGCACCGATTTAACCATTGTGGCGTCCGACGTGGCGTCAGAGTCGTCATTCGTTTTTAATAAATACAACACCCCTGACATCAGCATTGCTAAAGCAGCGCGGTCTTCTGCGTCAATACCATTCGTTTATTCGCCGGTGCAAATCGGCAAAGCATTATTGATGGATGGTGGTATGATTGACAACATTCCTGCCGATTTATTGGTTAAAGACGATATCCCGCGTTTAGGGATTCAGTTGGTCTCAAAACAAAGCCCATTCAGCGCCGCAAAATCATCGCTATTCAACGTTGCTCCTAGGTTGTTAGACTTAATGCTCAGCGCTACGGAAAACGCTCATAGAGCGCTTGCGTTGCAATCAGGGGTACATTTTGCGTACATTGAAACCGGGTTTGCCGGAGGTTTAGACAAAAACATGACTTTTGAGTTACGATCAAAATTGCTCATGACCGGATACAACGAAACCCGATCGGCGTTGACTGAGATGGTATAATCATGCTGTGTGCTTGGGATGTGAGCTCTGATTAATTCATGCCCTCCCAAGCGTTAGCACCAAACCACATCATCAAATAGCACTGTGGCGATCGTTTCGTGCACAATCCCAAATATGTAGATATTCTGTACTTGTAAATATCCATACCGAAGCAAAACGATGTAATTTGAAATCATGGCAACACCCCCAAATCTCGCAAGATTGATTCACAGTTCGCAGCATACCAATCGTAGTCGATATCGCTCGGAAATTCATCTGGTAAAGTCATACAGGGTTGCGCACCTTCTGATCTACCTACGGTATTCCCATTTTTTGCGTACACAATGGTACCCGGACTATTTACACCATAATACCAGCGAATGACTTTCCCAAGATATTCTCGAACTTGTGGATTAAAACAGGTCTGATAGGCTTCCTGAGCAGTCATCGATACGGACTCAAATGTATCCGGTAGGTTTTTAATCCATCGACGCCCGACTTTCAGCCATCCATTTGCTTCCAATACTGGCACCATGTCTTTAACAAGTGCATTTTTATCAGGCCCTTTACCCCACAATTTCACCGCACCGCCTGCTACTTTTTGAATTGTCACAAATTTACGGATATCGCGACAAGCCGCAATCGTTGTGCGAACCGGCGTACCATGCACCAAGTATTTTTCTACCGCATCCGAGCAAATTTCAACGTCGGGGTTCTTCTTTGCGGCCAGTCCAGATAGGGCATATTCACCTTTGCGCTTTACGTCGTCGGGTGTTTTTATCGCGTAATAGTTATTTACATCGCGCGCGTACAATGCAACATAATCCGAAGTTTCCATTTCTAACCCGGTGCGCTTTTCCCATTCTTTAATCAGCATTTCACTTGTGGTCAACAAATGATTTGGGCATTCGATCACAATGCCATCGGTGTTGGCCGATCGCACAGGTATTCCATAATATTCATGCCATTCGATTAGCATCAAAATTGATAATTGTCCGGTCAACGTTGTTTGAATCAACATTTCCGGCGCAAACAATATTGAATACGGTGAGCCGGTTTTACCAAATGGGCCGTTAATTTGAATCTTGCCGCCTTCGGAGCCGACTTTAGCGTCGTCGTATTCGATACAATCAGTCTGATGTGCATCTTTCAATCGCGCCAGCGTGGCTTTATGCACCAGACGTTCATCTCGAATAGCCGTGTATTCTTTAGTAAATGCCGGGCCGAGCGCAGCAGGAAATTTTCCCGAATTAATCATAAGTGCCGGGTAATAACTGGCCACATCGGGCATGCGCACAGTCTTGTTTGCATCACTAACAAGTATTAATTTTTGCTCTTGGCTGTGAAGTCCGCCAATACCCATTTTATAGGTAGTATCGCCGAGCGTAATCGTTAAACCTTCCAGTGCGGCAGGCATGCCAACTGTGGCATTCGGGTTCAGTGTAAAGATCGATGATTTGACCGCTTCGAATGCGGCAATCAGAGCAGGATGGGTAAATGCAATAAAATCAGGCGCTTCATATTTAAAACGCAAATTTATATTTACATCCTGTCTGTATAATTTACGACCGAGAACATTTTCACAGCGTAGTTTTAAGACAGTTTCGCCTATTTGGGCATCCGATTTACTGCGCAGATCAATGCCATAACGTTGACTTAATGCCCTGCGAAATTTCAATTCAGATTTTAGCCCGTCGAAAACATCCTGCAACAATTGTAAATCGTTGCCACAATAATCAAACACGTTTTTTATTTCATCCTCAGTCAAACGCGTGTCTGGCTCATACGGCAGGTCTTGCAATCGCTTGCTATGGACACGAGCGGCAAGTTGTTTTAGCGATGCTTTGACACCAGGGCATGTTTCGATAATATCGATGTGGTCGAGAGGTTCCCATTTGGCGGGTAGATTGATATCCCATGGTTTAATTCCCTGAACAATAATCTGATCATTTAAAAATTTCAATTGCGCCGGTGTGTATCCACATAAAGCAGCGTTGATCATAACAACGTCATAGTTGCGACCATTAAAACTGACGGCAGTAACAACGTCAAATAGCCAACGAATTCTAAAACCCTGCTCAGGCGTCAATCGTTGACCTTCGCGCAGTTCAAAACTGTAACCGTTTTTAAATCGGAGCAACCAATAATTCGGATAACATTCGGTGTCGAACATTATTTCGGGTTTGATCATGATTTAGGAACCCAACCTTGCAAATTAAAATAGGACTCCTCGCCGCGAATGACGTGTGTACCTTCCTCGGTGCGTTCAACACGACAGTTTGCTAGCGTAAAATCCGCGCGCACGCCGTGAAATTCAAACCCCGCGATGTTGGGTAGCAATCGTAATGGGCGGACTTCTTTGGTATCAATCACTTTACGCATTTGCATGCTCATTTTTGATCCAATGCGCGAATTGCTTCGGCAATTGATTCATTGGTGCGCTCAAGATCGTCAACATGCGCCTGCAACAGATCATTAAATTCCGCCGCTAACTGTTTGGGCAATTTTTCTAAAAAAGCGTCAAAATGAATGAAAATTTCATCAGTGTCCAGCATCGCATCTTGCAATATTCCGACCGCTTTGCATGCAGATGGCACAAATTGATCCTCAAGCTGGCGATCAATAAAATTGACAATATCGGCACCGAATTGCGAACCGGCATACATCTGCGCTTTTTGATGTTCAGATAATTTCATAGTTATGGCTCCCATATGGATTTAGGCGTGAAAGCAATAAATGCGCCACCCGTAAATACGAACCAAACATAAAACGTACGACTAGCCTCCGACCATTCAAATACATTCCAATCTAAAACAATGAATCCGCCAGCAACATAAAGTGCCAAAGACCACAAAATGATTAAAATGAATCTTTTCATAATATCCTTTTAATTTGGCTAACGTAGGTGACAACCCGACCCCAAAAAACAGCAATAACCGGATATTCACCAACGACAGGGGGTGTGTGGATATCATCGGAATTTCGTTGCACCACACTGCCCACAATTGACACATTTTCGAACTCTTTGCCATCAACACATCGTATCATTTGCGCCTCACTTAAAAATAGCCCGGTCACGCATCACAGCAACCGGGCGCAAAATTACGCAACCGTCATCAGACCATTTTGAATTAATAATGCGTCGGTGTACCCGGCAGCAATATACTGGTCATAGGTACCTTGCGCCGCAGCCGTCATGCGTTTGACCGGGGTGGCAGTCAATCCCGGCAGCGCGGCAACTGGCCCGGCTTGTAAGAATGCTGGATTCGGCACAATAGGTAATTGCGGAATGCCTTGAGTAACCGGGGCAGCTTGTTGCTGTGGCTGATAGCTTGCCACGCTGGCAGGTAACGCATTAAGTCCAGGTAATCCCGGCAATTGCGCGCCTGGGCTGGCGGGCAATCCGACAACTGGACTAGCCGTAGCAAACCCGCCAATTGGCACCGCTGACGCCCCTGCTGGCAACGGTACGCCTCCAAAACCTGCCTCAGACACATCGGGGCCAGATATGATCTCCTCGCCGTACGCAACCCACGCAATCATGCGCGGATTGACGTAAATGCCAGCCGATTCAGCGGGGGCGTTATCCGTTAATTCGAGATTGACCTGTACATAATGCCCGCACTTGACAAAATCGTCTTCACCAACGATTTGAACCCATTGCTGCGACTGATCTTGGCGGAACAAGCGAGGTGCTTGCATGCTGGTTGAAATTGAGATAATCCAATGCCCGACATTATGCGGCGTGGCATTTGGCGCACGTCCTTTTTTGTTCGGCATCGCGCTATCGCCGTCCGTTACTTTCCACGCGAAGTCTGGCCGCTGCCACGCCCCATTCGGAAAACCGCGCTGTGCAACGGCAAGGAAATGTTGACCCCATGACTCTTGCGTAAAATGCGCACAGCCTGGTGTTTTCGTGATTGCCAAGCCAAACGCCCATTTTTTGGTCGGTTTGCCTTTATTCTGGCCGGATTTTACAACAAGAGGATTACCATCTTTGTCTGCCGTTTGTGGAGTGTAGACGCTGCCCCAGACGATGCGACCAACTGGTGTGGTAAAAATTGCTGAATTCTTTGTGCTCATGATTGAAATGCCTTTTTAACTAAAAGATTATCGATAGGAACGAGTTTAATTTCACCATTAGATTGACCGCTATATGAATCAATTAAATCCGGGTCCAGTTTTTTTAACGCTTTCGCCTGGGTCGGTGTGACGACTTCGGGCGGTTTTAATAAATCAACGCCAAACATATTTCCAAATGCCGCAATTTCAGGTACAGATTTAATCCAGATGCGACGTGATTTAGTTGGTTCCAAATGATAGAAAGGAACAATTTCCCCATTACGCAAAAGTGCTTTGGCCTGCTCAATCAAACCACGTTCGCGCATTTCCAATTTACTGATTGCCCGCTGTACGGCACGCAACTCATGACCAACCTGCACACTACTCAGTTCAAACGGCACCGACTCGTCACTGGTATCAACCCCACGCATTGCATCTGCCTGCAACGCTTTGCAAACATGCGATGCGCTACAGTATTCACAATGCGACCCCGTGGTAACTCGCGCATCAGGACGCACTGCCAATTCCGCACTCGCATGTAATTGATTGAAATGTCCGCGCAAGTGGGATGTAGAAATTGTCCAACGACGCACTTGTCCGTCTGGGTGATAACTACGAGGTTGGACAATGACAAATTCGACTTGTGTAAATTGATCCGCATGGCCATCGATTTTCAATTCGTCGATAATCCCACATGCATAATCCATCAACTGCCAATTTTCAAACACTTCAACAAATTCATGACCATATTTAAAATCAACAATAGTCAGCAATCCCGGACGATACGCCCAAAAATCAGGCGTTCCCCAATTTTGTTGATGTACATATGGTATTGCGACGGGCGCCTCGCATGCCGCTCGAATCACGGTTGAATCTTGCATAATATCCGCAATAATACCGTGGCATAACTCAACCGCAGCCAACATCTCAGGATCAAGCGTCACGCCATTTTCAGCAACCTGCCCGAGCGCAACCTGGCGACCATGCACCAGTTCTTTCAAAAACCAATGCGCGCCAGTCCCTTCGATCGCTTTCGGGCTATCGGCAGGTTCACGGTACAACTGCTGCATTTTTGCCGAACCAGCGCAATTTACCCACACGTGCGCGGATGAGGGTGCTAAAAATGCGTGAGCACTCATGCTACTGACGCCAGTTGCTGACAACGGAACAGCACATTTTTAAACAAATCAGGACGTGCCGCCAGCATGCTAAATTGGTCAACGCCAGATTCTTTGCAAATTTTTGTAATCTGGTCATTGGTAATTTTGTTGGCCGACAATAAACCGGTCAATTCCTGAATCAATACGGGCCATGTCAGTATGTCAGTATTAAGTGGGGTCAATGGCGATTGAGGGGCTGGCTGAGCGGGTGCTGCCAATGCTGCGCGCAATTGCGCTTCGACCGCTTGAATGACAGATTTGTCCGCACCACGTTTGTAACGCCATGACCCGTCTTGGTTTTTCTCTTTCGAAGAAGAATGAATGTCTGGATGCCACGGGAAGCCGTTTTTATCCGTGTCGCCTTGGGCAGGGTTTGAAAGGGTCGCAACCGCTGACTGAGTAGTGCCCGTTTGCGCAGGTGCCGGTATGTTGAAAGCCGCTGCAGGCGGTAACGATACGTTGGGCAGTTGAGAAGTAATTGGCACAATCGGAGACTGAGCGGCAACGGCAATATTGGATACAGGGGCCGTGCCGAACGCTACGTTTGGGTCGAATGACTCCGGCAGCGATTGAATCAGAGTTGACGGTTGTACATACGCATGCTTCGCAATAATCGGATTGACATCAGCGCCAGCATCGGGTAAATCGGCAGGTTTAATTTTAAATGACAAAGACTCAACGGGCGTATCTGCAAGTATCAACAATATTTGCCGCTCCAAATCCGTAAGTTGATTGATGTCGTTAATTATAATTTGCATTTCAAATTCTCCAGTAAGTTAGTAATGCCATTGCATTTTGACGATGCCGTCAATGTTTGTCAAGATTTATTTTTATTCAGAGCAATCCATTTTTAGACATGCCGTATTTAGTTGCGCCGCAGGCACATTTAAAAACACCTTTCGCAGAAATTTTCAGATAACCGGGGCGTGGTGAAGTTCGCAACGCCACATCTTTAACCCATTCCCATTTATGCGTTTTACCGACTGTACATTTTTTTGTCGCTCATTTCCCAATCCCACAAAGTTTTAATTTAGCTGACCTCAAGTCAGAATTGTTCCACCATTTGACCGCATCGACCGAATTACACTCATGTCGAGTAATGATCGTTTCGACTGGCACATTCTTAATCACGGTGACAATTCGCGGGTCTGGCCGCGCACCATATCCAAACAAATACCCCGCAATTGCAGCGACGGTCAGATATGCAAAGAAATTAATGCGCCTCATATTTTTAAAAATTTTGCCAAGTTGGTCAAAATTGCCGTGTGACTGCCTGGAATAATCGGATGATGCGGATTGTGCAAAGCGCTGTAAAATGGATGTGCCTGCCAATTAAAACCTAATTTATGCTGTGCTGCACGGATGCGGATTGCGTTACGTTCTTGAAGTGACTTAACTCCAGTTCGCTTTATTGACGGGGGATGACCCAAGCGCATTCGAAATTCATTAATTTGCGATAACGTTCTCATACCAACCTCGCATTACGTTTCATTGATCGATACGCATAACGCCCGCAACTTATATAAAGTTTGCGATCTCCTGTAAAATATTCGTAAAATTGCGAGGCTTTGTGAACTAATTTTATTTCTTTCACATCAATCCCAGCCCTGCGAAGTTTTTGACGTATTTCTTTGCATTTCTTTGCATTTCTTTGCATTCATTTTATTTTTTCCTATTTATGTTGACATGATCGGTATGCTCATGCTAGCCCCCGCCATTGAAATGATTTAATTAAGCCGTCGTCATCATATAAAACGAACGACTTTTCCATATGCAAAATTGCTAAATTTGGATGAATATCTCCCCAATACCAAAATTCGCCATCCCAATATGAAAAGTTTAGTAACCAAGGGCCGCATGCGCCAACTTGTCGGGCAATTTCATAAACACCAATTCGCGAAGGCATTTTCGTACTTAAAAACCATTTTGTTAACACGATCGGTATGCTCATGCCAGACCCAACCTTATGTTCTTTAAGTGTGGGCATAATTAGTTAATCTCAGTGAGTAATCGAATCAAAGTTTCGGCTTCCCAAATAAAATGGTTACGCACCGCCGACCTCGCCGCCGACTCCGCCGACCTCGCCGCCGACTGCACCGCCGACTCCGCCGCCGACCACGCTGCCGACCACGCTGCCGACTGCACCGCCGACCTCGCCGACCTCGCCGCCGACCTCGCCGACCTCGCCGCCGACTGCACCGCCGACCTCGCCGCCGACTGCACCGCCGACCTCGCCGCCGAATGCACCGCCGACCTCGCCGCCGACTCCGCCGACTCATTGTCTTTAAATACATGATTCAATTCATCAAAACAATAATCAATAACCTTTTGAATCGCAATTTCACATTCGCGAGCATACGGTTCCGAATTATCTTTTAATCGAAGTAAATCAATTTGATGGCGTTCGATTGCCAATTGCCACCGAACATGCTCAATATCAACACCAATTTTAATCGCGCTCAAAGTTGACATAGCGAATGCTGGCGCATTTTCTTTTGGCAGACCTTCGAAAATTGTGTCGCATAACTGTGCATACCATTCAGGTAAACCGAGTTCTATTGGATAACGATCATGTTGATACGCATGCAAAATACAACCAACGTTGCAGCCTCGCGAACCATCAAATCCGGTTCCTTGAATTATTTGATCAAGTCGATGATGTTCTGTTAAACGATCAACGTAAAATTGTTTTACTTCGGGTTTGTTGTGAAATGCTTGCATTTAAAATTCTCCGGTTTATGTTGACAACGACCTCAGATTAAATTACATTGACGGCTCTGTCAACAATTATTTTTAAGGGGGATGTAATGACATCGATTGACACTTATTACTTACTAATTTGCATAATTCCGATATATGTAATACTAAAAATCATAAGTATTGCACTAGCAAATATACTTTCCAAGTTGCGTAATAAATGACGCACTTACGCAACTTCCAGCAGGTTTTAAAAGACCGCATTTTTATTGCGTGGCAAGACCCTGCCAAGCGTAAATTGATGCCGGTGCTACCTACGGGCGGCGGCAAGACCGTCGTCGTGAGCGACTGTGCCATTACGTTGAATGAACCCGGCGCATTTATAGCGCACCGCGCAGAATTGACTGCACAAATGTCGCTTGCCATCGCACGCAACGGCATCCGTCACCGCATTATCGGCCCAGAGAAGTTGCAAAAAATTATTATGCAAATCCATCTACGCGAATTAGATAATAATTATATTAATCCGCATAGCAAGTGGGCGGTGGCTGGCGTGGATACATTGGCGAAAGTGTCACCCAGCGATCCGATATTTACCCAATCTCGATTTTGGGCAATTGACGAGGGTCACCACGTCCTACGACATAACAAATGGGGTAAGACTGCTGCCAAATTTCATAGGGATTGTTTCGCTCTGATGCCCACAGCAACGCCCATACGTGCAGATGGGATGGGATTAGGCGCTCATGCTGACGGGTTGGTCGATGAAATGATTATCGGCCCCGGCATGCGCGATCTGATCAATCAGGGCTATTTGTGCGACTATCGACTGATCTGCCCGCGCAATGACTTGGATATGAGCAAGGTTCATCACTCAGCGGACGGTGATTTTAACCAAATTGAAATGCGCGACGCGGTAAAGAATTCGCAAGTTATCGGCAATGTCGTGCGTGACTATTTAAAATTTGCCAAGGATATGTTGGGTGTCACTTTTGCTGCCGATATCGAACAGGCTGGGGATATTAGCAGACGATTTAATGCCGCAGGCGTCCGGGCCGAAGTGGTCACGGGTAATACGCCAGCGGATGTGCGTGCGAGCATCCTGCGTAGATTTGCGCAGCGTGAAATTATGATGCTGGTTAACGTCGATCTGTTTGGCGAAGGGTTTGATTTGCCCGCAGTTGAAGTCGTTATCATGGCGCGGCCAACAGAGTCATACAGTCTCTACGCGCAACAATTCGGAAGAGCCTTGCGCATCATGGTTGAGTCGCGCTTAAATTCCACATGGCATACATTTACCGACGCCGAGCGCCTGTTGTACATTGCCGGGTCGCGCAAGCCTAACTCATTAATTATTGATCACGTCGGTAATTGGAAGCGCCATAATTTGCCAGACAAACCCAGAATTTATACACTGGATCGACGTGAGAAACGGGCGCCCACAATTGACGAAGATATTTTACCTTTGCGTAATTGCGCGGAGTGTAGCAGACCATACGAGAAGTCATATAAAACTTGTCCGCATTGCGGCTACGAGCACATCCCGGCATCCCGTGACAGTCCGGCAGAGGTTGATGGCGATATGAATGAAATCTCACCGGCAATGCTGGCGCAGCTACGCGGTGAGATTGCAAAAATTGACAACCCGATGGTAGCCCCGCGTGGATTTAACGACATCATCGTCCGATCTTTGCAAAATAAACACTATGCCAAACAGCAAGCGCAATTTGAATTACGTCAAGCGATGATGATATGGGGCGGCCATCAGACAGCACTAGGTCGGCAAATTGACGAAGCGCAACGTCGGTTTTATCATTTGTTTAATATTGACGTATTGTCTGCACAAGCATTGAATGCGAAAGATGCGGAAGAGCTTAAAGCAAGAATTTTATTAAAATTATCAGTTGACGGAATTGTCAATAATCGGAGACAATAAGATCATGAATGAAACTCCTATCCAACAACGCATACGACTACAAGCGGCAAATTCCGGCTGGATATTGTGGCGCAACAATGTTGGTGTTTTTAAAACCGAACGCGGCGTTCCGGTACGATTCGGACTTGCCAACGATTCGCCAGCAATGAATAAACGCATTAAATCGGCAGACTTGATCGGTATCCGCCCGGTATTAATCACGCAGGATATGGTCGGCAAAGTTATGGGGCAATTTGTCAGCATTGAAGTAAAACGTAGCGACTGGAAACCGGGCGATGATCCTGAACGCGAACAGGCACAGCAACATTGGGCCGATATTGTTAATGAACTGGGCGGTTACGCCAAATTTAGTACAGGGGAATTATGAAAACCGACACACAAATTAAATCCGAAATGGTAGATAAGGCGCTGGCACTGGCCGTAAAAATCGGATTTGCAAATCTTACCCGCGCCAACATAAGCGAGGCGTGCGGCATCACCCCGTCACTCGTCAATCATCGATTTGGGACAATGACCGAAATGCGAAGAACGATTGCGCGAGCGGCGATCCGCAGCGAGACATTGCCGGTCATTGCCGAGCTTGTGGCAACAAAAAACCCGTTAGTTAAAAAGATTCCAGACTCGCTTAAAGCGCGCGCCATCGCGCAATTATAAAAATGCACAATTTAGTTCAGGCGTTAGGCGCTTCGGGCGCACTACGCGGCTTTGTCTACTTTAAGCAGTTTATCGTCTGCCAATATGTGCCGGACGAAACACGCCCGGGCAAGACGCATAAATTTCCTATTCATCCTACGCACGGGTACCGCACTGACGCGCACGATCCGTCGATTTGGATTAATGCTCAGGATGCCATTCGTATCGCCACATTATTTGGGCCGGATCATGGGGTCGGCTTTGTATTTACCGAACAAGACCCGTTTTGGTTTATTGACGTGGACGAATGCATTACTGACTCAGGCTATACGCCAATCGTGATGGAATTGGCGGCATTATTCCCAGGATGCGCCGTAGAGATTAGCCACTCTGGCCGAGGTTTGCATTTTTTCGGCATGGGTCGGGTAACGGACGACCGGCGCATTAAAGATAAAACCAATAAATTGTTTGATTTGTTTACTAAAAAAAGATTTGTTGCACTGACTGGCGTTGGCGCTGTTGGTTCAGTCGATGGTTGCAACTATAGTGATAGTCTGGCTGAGTTAGTCAAGCGACATTTAATGCGCGATCCGAACGAATCTGACGCTGGCTGGACAGCCGAGCCGTGCGAAGAATGGCGTGGGCCGGAAGATGATGAGTTGTTGATTCAACGTGCCTTACGATCTCAATCAGCATCGTCTGCGTTCGGTAACAAAGCCAGTTTTGCCGATCTGTGGAATGCCGACATTGCCGCACTTGGTCGGTGTTTTCCACATCCAACCGAACCGTATGGGCATAGTGAAGCTGATAGCGCGCTTGCCATGCACCTGTCATTTTGGACCGGTAAAAATTGCGAACGTATCCGGCGCATTATGATGCAGTCGCAACTTTACCGGCAGAAATGGGAGCGCGAGGATTATTTACCGCGCACCATTTTAGCAGTCGTCCGATTGTCGCATGATGTATTGACTGACAAACACCCGGAACCAGTTCAGCAGGTCGAGTCTGGCAACATTGAGACCCCCGTGCCAAAAATGGTTGAGGGGAATGTCTATCTGGGTGCACAGGAGCAAATTAATACGTTTAAGGGATGCGTATACGTTCAAGACATGCACCGCATCATGGTACCGTCTGGAAACCTGTTAAAGCCAGATCAATTCCGCGTTGCCTACGGCGGGTTTATGTTTCAGATGGATGTGGAGAACCGTCGATCAAGCAGGGATGCATTCGAAGCGTTTACGCAGTCTCAACTCTACCGAGCACCAAAGGTGGATACATCCACATTTAGACCAGATTTAAAACCGGGGATGATCGTTAATACTGGCGGCATGACGCGAGTTAACTCTTACGTGCCGATCAACATGCCGAGACGGGTCGGCGACCCTGCGCCATTTTTAAATCATTTACATAAATTATTGCCGGTTGAACGCGATGCGCTAATTTTACTATCTTACATGTCTGCAGTCGTCCAATACAAAGGTATTAAATTTCAATGGTGCCCATTTATTCAGGGTGTGGAAGGTAATGGTAAATCCCTATTTAGTCGATGTGTGGATTATGCTGTAGGCGATAAATATTCACACTGGCCCAAGGCCGACCAGATACATAAAAATTTCAATATGTGGCAGTTGAATAAGATATTTATTGCCGTTGAAGATATTTGCATCAGTGAGTCAAATAAATCAGTGTGGGAATTGTTGAAGCCAATGATTACCGGGGAAAAGCAGTCAATTGAGCCCAAAGGTGTGGACGCTGCAACCAGGTACGTATGCTGCAATTACATCCTAAATGGGAACAGTAAAAACGGTATTCCCAAAACACAGAATGACCGAAGAGCTGCACCATTATTTACGGCTCAGCAATCGAAGGGTGATCTGGTGCGCGACGGAATTACGGCAGAATACGTCACGGGTTTATACAACTGGTTAAAAAATGAAGATGGTTACGCCATCGTGTCTGAATTACTGCACACGTTCCCTATACTGCCAGAATTTAACCCCGCCAGCGCATGCCAGGTTGCACCGATCACAAGCAGCACTGATGAGGCTATTAGCGAGTCGCAAGGATTGATCGATCAAGAAATATTGGAAGCCGTCGCGCAGGGGCAGGAGGGCTTCTGCGGTGGTTTTATTTCGTCGATTGCTCTGGACAGATTGATTGACCGTCGCCACACAAACAACAAAATTGCGCTCAATCAGCGCCGCACCATTCTGCAACGCCTAGGTTATGACTGGCATCCGGCATTACCGCAAGGGCGTGTCAATAACATTGTGTTGCCAGACAACGGCAAACCTCGACTTTACGTCACAAAATTATCTCCTCACTACCATCTTACCAACGCCGCCGATGTTGCGCGCGCATACACTGATTCGCAAATATCTCAATTGTTACAATTTAAATGTTGACGGCTCCGTCAACTTTATTTAATCTGCGTACATCAACAAACCGACCGGAGATTAAATAAAATGACAACCCAAGTTAAAACAAGTCTCATTCTGCGCACATGCCGCGCTGACATGACATCTAAAAACGGTTTCAAATGGCCATCAGTTGGTGAGGTAGCAACTGCACCAGATTGGAAACCGAATGCCGAATGTGGAAATGGTCTACATGGCTGGTTATATGGTCAAGGTGATCATTCATGTAGTGAGTATTTGGATGAAACCGCAAAATGGCTCGTCGTTGAAGTCATTACCGAAAATATTGTGATGTTGGACGGAAAATGCAAATTTGAACGCGGCGTGGTTCGATTTATCGGCGATAAAAAATCAGCAACCGACTTCCTTATCGCTAATGAGCCTCAATGCGCAAAAGTCGCTGTAATTGGCGCAACTGTAATTGTCGGAGATACTGAAAATGCATTAACTGGCCATAGCGGCACTGCCACAGCGGGCTATAGCGGCACTGCCACAGCGGGCTATAGCGGCACTGCCACAGCGGGCGACTACGGCACTGCCACAGCGGGCTATAGCGGCACTGCCACAGCGGGCCATAGAGGCACTGCCACAGCGGGCTATAGCGGCACTGCCACAGCGGGCTATAGCGGCACTGCCACAGCGGGCTATAGCGGCACTGC